ACCGTGATATTTGGAATTTCATATCCAAACATCATGATGAATTTAAAAAGACTCCATCAAAAGACACAGTTAAGCATCATTATGCGGATTTTGATTTTGTTGCAACTCCGGAGCCAACAAGGTATTATTTAGACGAAGCCAAGAGGGAGTCTCTTGCTTATCAGACAAGAGTAATTGTATCTAAGGCCAACAATGTTTTAAACGAACTTGGTCCGAAAGAGTCTCTATCTTATTTGATGGATGAAACAAGTAAGTTGTATAAGTTCTCTAGCAGTTTAAAAGATACTGACTTATCTGGTGAATGGAAAGACCGTGCTGATGATTTAAGAGCAAGGTCGCTAACAGACAATCGTGAAATGATTGGTATTCCATCTGGAATTTCTGTCATTGATAAAACTTTCGGTGGTTGGCAAAAAGGAGATTTCGTTGTTCTTCTTGGCTGGACAGGCGTTGGTAAATCTTTTATTGCAAGATTGTTTGCTGCGAATGCTTGGAGGGCTGGGTATAGACCACTAATTATTTCTCTGGAGATGAACAAGCAACAAGAATCACAGCGACTAGATACTTTATTGAATAATGGCGAAGGTAATTTTACAAATACTGATTTGGTAAAAGCCAACCCTGCAATTGTTGATCAATACGAAAAATGGGCTGAAAAAACTTTTGCTGGTAAACAGCCTATTTACTTGGTTACATCAGAGGGTCTTGAGACAGCAGACCAGCAAATGGTTCAAGCCAAGATAGACCAGTACCATCCAGATATGGTTATTTTGGATTATCACGGTTTGTTTGATGACTCAAGTGGGGCTAAAACAGAAACTGAAAAAGCTAAAAATCTTTCTAAAGCTTTTAAAAGAATGGCTGTTAAAAATGCTGTGCCAATTATTGATGTTGCTGCGGTAACAATGGCAGAAGGGCACTCAGAGCGCCCACCAGAACTTGAAGAGGTTGCCTGGAGTAAGCAATTAGCTTATGATGCTGACTTGGTTTTGGCAATCCATAGAGATGCCGGTTCCGATATGTTCCAAATTGTTTCTAGAAAAGTAAGAAGAGCTTCTCATTTTGGATTCTATCTAAGATGGAATTTAGATACTGGTAAATGGGTAGAAGAGTGGGATTTGTAATATGGAAACTGCGCTCAAAGGCACAGCCAAAGATATTGAGACTATTATCAAATTACGACCATGGCTTGAGGATGAGGCTAGGCAGAAATATAAATATACTGGAAATACTAAATTAGTAACATCTTATGATGATAAGTTGCAAATTTTTTCTTTTGAGATAATTTTTGATGATAAATCTTGAAAAACAAATTGAAGACCTCTTTGATAAATACAATATCCAGGTTCAAGCGTCTACCGGCCAAGAATTTACGATCTATTGTTTATTCCATAAAAATCTTCATACACCATCATTTTATATAAACTATAAGACTGGGTTATGGCAATGCTTCAACCCGTCTTGCGGCAAGAAAGGTAACTTCAGGCAGCTCTATCGCCAAATTACTGGTAAGGCGCTTGCAACAAACTCTAGGATTGATGCGGTATCATTAAAGAATCAATTAGAAAGAAGTCTCTCATACAGAGATAAAGATGATGATATTGTTCTTGATACAATTCAAATTGACTATGATGACGATGAACAAAAATCTTATCTTATGCCATTGCACGAAAGAGGTTTGTCATACGATACATTGATGAGATTTGAAATTGGGTTTTCAAAAACTAAAAGCAGAATAGTTATTCCGGTTAGAAATCAACAATATAAAGTTGTTGGGTTAATTGGCAGAGCAATAGAGTCATCGCAAGAGCCTAGGTATCTTTACAACAAAGGGTTTAAGAGAGCAGATGTCTTGTTTAACATACAAAATGCTAAAAACTATTCAGAAGTTATTGTTGTTGAAGGAAGCGTGGATGCTATGAAGGTTCACGAAGCAGGCTTCCCGAATGTGGTCGCTACACTTGGCGCTCAGGTTTCAAAAAATCAGATTACATTGATGAAAAAATATTTTGATAAAATAATTATTTTTTCTGACAACGATGATGCTGGAAATGCAATGAGGGATGCTATAATAGATTTATGCCGCGGTAAAGAAATTTACACGGCTAAAATTTCTGATGGGTTGAAAGATCCAGCAGAAATGCAAGTGCAAGAGATAGTTGATAGTATAAACAGCAAAACACATAACATATAGGAGAACAAATGAAAACATTAAAAGACCTTGAAAAGGCAGTAGTAAAACCCGAAGGCGGAGCCAAGGGTGTAAAGAAATTTTTTACACTTCAAAATGGCGATTCCTTCAAGATTAGATTCAGACAAGAATTGACAGAAGATGCTAAGTATTTTGATGAAAAAATTGGGACAGGTATTAATGTTCCGGTTGTAACATCACCAGTTAACTGGAAGTGGAGAGTTGCTTCCACATCAAATATTGAGAAATTCAATTACCGTTGCTGGGCTACAGAGCAATCAGTAGCAGATAAAGGATGGAGGCCAAAGCCTCACATGCTAATTAACATTGCAGTTGAGACAGAGCCAGGTGTTTGGGAGCCAAGAATCCTTGATACCACTTTTAATCAACGCCATGTCGGTCTTGTATTGATTGAATACGCAAGAGAATTTGGAACAATTACGGACCGTTATTACAAGTACTCCAGGACTGGCTCTGGTGCTTCAGATACAAATTATAGTCTTATTCCATTAGACACATCTGAAACTCCAAAATCAATTAATGATTTGCCAATGCACGATTTAACATCTGTGTATATGACATTGCCATATGAAAAACAACAAATCTATCTAACTACTGGTGAGTTGGGTAAGGATAATTGGTAAAAAATTTTGTAAGGCTGGGGGTAGAAATACCCTCAGCATTACAGAAAGGCATTTGTGAATAATAAAATAATTCTTGATCTTGATGGCGTAATAACAGACATAGACTCTTTAATTGATGAAACACTAGAATCTTATGGTGTTTCTGAAGACTACAGCTCTTGGTTAACAACAGATACAAAAGACCCAGAAGCTCTAAAATTATTTTCTAATCCTGTATTTTGGAAAAATCTAAAACCATTTGAAGATGCTTGGTATCAAGTTAATTACTGGTTTGGTAGAGGGTTTGATGTGCATATTCTTACGGCAAGAAGAAGCGAGGCTTCTGTGAACGCAACTGCCGCCTGGCTTGATGATTGGAAGATTAACACTATGACTCCACAATTTAGTGCATTCAATGAAAAATACAAAATTGCTCAAGAGATTAATCCGGTCTATATGGTTGAGGATAATCCATCTGAAGTTAAAATATTATTAGAACACGGTGTAAATTGTTTTCTTAGGAAAGCATGGTATAACAAATCGTATTGGGAAGAGTTGCCAACCATTGACAACTTGTATGATATTGATTTATAAATGACAGATTTCGTTCACCTTCATTGCCATTCTGAATACTCGTTACTTGATGGTATGTCAACGCCATCAGAGATTGCTCAGATTACAAGCACCAATGGTCAAACTGCATGCGCTATAACTGATCACGGCTCAATGGCTGGGGTTTTAAAGTTTCAAGATGCTTGTAAGAAGCACAATGTTAAACCACTGTTTGGTGTTGAGTCTTATTTTGTTCCATCAATTCAAGATGATTCGGACAGCAAGGCTGAAAGATTTCACTTAATTCTTCTTGCCAAAAATAATACGGGGCTTGAGAAACTATTTAAACTTTCTAAAATTTCTTGGCAAAACAATTTTTATTACAAGCCAAGAATTGAATTTTCACTACTTGAAGATATTGTTGATAATGACATTATTGCTCTTTCCGGATGCAGAGGTAGTGCGATATCAAAAGCGTTAGAGGCTGGCGATTACGCCAGAGCCGAAGAATTGTCGGAAAGATTTGTAAAGATATTCAAGGATGATTTCTATTTTGAGATGCAGGCTTGGAACCCTCAAGTTATTAATGACGGTGTTCTCTCACTAGCGAACGCTATGGGAAGAAAGGTTGTTGCAACAGCAGATTGCCATTTCCCTCAGAGAGAAGATAAAGGCTGCGAAGAAATTCTTTTGATGATTTCACAACACACTGGCTTATCGCCATCTGATATTAGATATGCGGTGGAAAAGTCAAAGACACTAGACGATTTCGGCAAAGACATTGTTGGCAAAATTAATCATATGTACCCCGAAAGGTATCTGCGATTTGATGATATCAACCCGTATGTCGCTAAGGCTGATGAGATTCATCAATGGTTTAAAGAAGTTGGTTATGATCGTACTGATATTTTAGAAAACACTTTAGAAGTTGCTGGCAAGTGCAATGCCGAGATTACTAAGAAAAGAAACTTGTTGCCTAAGTATTCAAAGATGTTTGATTCCAATAAGTATCTTAAAGAAATTGCGGAGCTAAAGATGAAATCTTTAAAGCTCGGTCCAGAGTATCAACAAAGACTTGATGAGGAATTAAGTGTAATTGAAAAACTTGGCTTTTCTGATTACTTCTTGATTGTATGGGATTTGATTAAATGGGCAGATAACAACAGCATCGGTAGAGGCACAGGTCGTGGTTCTGTCGGTGGAAGTATTTTGGCTTACTTACTAGATATCACATCTGTTGATGCCATCAAATACAATCTGCTATTTGCACGATTTATCAACCAAGAGCGCAATGACTACCCTGACATTGACCTTGACTTTGAAGATAAAAGAAGAAAAGAAGTCCAATCTTATTTGCGACAAAGATGGGGCGAAGATCATGTGGCAGCAATTACTACATTCGGTGAATTCAAACCTAAGTCTGCTATTAAAGATGTTGCTAGGGTCTACCAAGTCCCATTTGAAGAAGTAAATGGTATTACTCCATTCTTTGAAACAATTGAGGAGTTAGAAGGCTCAACTAAAGGCCGGGTCTTTTGTTCTAAATACCCAGATGTGGCGAAAGTGGCAAAACGACTAGAAGGGCGTATACGAAATTCAGGGGTGCATGCTGCTGGTATGGTTGTTTCTTCGTTGCCTTTGACTGATGTGTGTCCGATTGAGACTCGTAAAGATACTGACGGGGAAGGTAGGGCGCTCGTTACTGCTTTTGATATGGAGGATGCTGAGGCTGTCGGGCTTATTAAAATTGACATTTTGGGTCTAAAGACCGTATCTGTGATTAAAGATTGCTTAAACAAGATTAGGGAGCGTACAGGGCTGGATGTGAAGGGGCAGTCGCTGGCTTTGGATGATGTAGCGGTGTTTGAGAACTTTAATAAAGGTAACACGGTTGGGGTGTTTCAGACTGATGCTGCTGCCTACCGGAATTTGATTGAGCGGATGGGTATTGATAATTTCAATGATTTGGTGGTTTCTAATGCGCTTGTGCGACCTGGTGCGTTGTTGTCGCAGGGGCAAAAATATATTGATTGTAAGAAGGGTTATGTATCGCCACATTATCCTGATGAGTCAGTGCGAGAAATTCTGAGCGAGACTTTCGGTACTGTTATTTTTCAAGAGCAGTTGATGTTGATGTCGGTTAAGTTGTCGGGTTTTACTTGGGCTGAGGCTGATAAGTTGCGCAAAATTATTGGTAAGAAACGCGATGCTAACGAGTTTGATTTGTACAAGGATAAGTTTGTTAATAATTCTATTATTTCTAAAAACGAAGCCAAGAAGATGTGGGCTGAGTTTGAAATGTCGGCTTTGTATATGTTCAACAAGTCTCATGCTGTTGCTTATTCAATGTTGTCGTATCAAACTATGTGGTTGAAAGTTAATTACCCACTTGAATTTATTTGGTCACTGTTGTTTAACGAAAATTCAACCGAAAAGATTACTGCTTATTTGATGGAAGCTCAAAGACTTGGTGTGCCAATTCTGCCTCCGGATGTAAACATCTCGGAAGAATACTTTATAACAGATAATTCCACTGGGGTTGATTGCATTCGTTTTGGTTTGGCTAATGTGTTGTCTTGCGGTAAGTCGGCTATCAAAGAGATTATGACCAAACGACCTTTTACTTGTTTTGATGAGTTCAATAACAAATGCACAAAATCTGCTGTTAAAGCTCCGTTGCGTGAGAATCTGGACAAAGTTGGGGCGTTTGAATCCATGGGTCATGTTTCTCAGTATGACCATAAACGGTACTATCTGCCGATTCTTGGTTTTTCTATTAAAGACGAAGATAAAAACGAGATGGATGAGTTTGTTGGTCAGTTGGCTGATTTCCACGAAATTAATTCTCCGTTGACTTTGGTTAAAGCTGTTGTTCGTTCAACCAAAAAAACTCCACAATACCTGCGTATTGAATTTGAAGATCATTCCGGTTCAGCTACCGTGTTTGCCGATAGGAATACAGAAATCGCTACCAGAGACCATCTTTATGCCTTGATTGGCGATAGAACAATGCATTCGTTTTGTGATGTTTATAATTTTGTTGGGACTGGGTTGCATGATGTTATTAATTTATGGAGAAAAGGCAAAGACCATGAGTACTCCTGGCTGTACGAAACAGGGCTGGGGTCTGCTTCAGATGAAAAGACACTGATGTATATCATGCATTCCAGAGTTTTCATTACATCTAAAGGCAAAACTATGGCAAATGTTTACTGCTGGGATGGGCAAAATGTATTTAAGGTTGTAATCTTTCCACGACCTTATGTGAAGCTAAAAAATGTTTTGAAACAGGGTAAATGGTTTGCTGCTAAATTATCTAAGATTGAAGAGAAGCAAACGATTACAAGAATTGACTCTTACAAGGTGGAGTCTGATTCTTCAATTATCGCAATAGAAAATTACATAGAGCGCAAAAACTTAGTCAAAAATATTGTATAATATTTAACAGAAAACTTATGCTTGTATGGTCTGATAATCAAATCCCAAAATTTAGTGAAGGTTACGGCTATACACCAGATTGCCTATGGGAATATATCGGCTCAAGCGGTTTACCAATTAGACGAAATAAACCATCTATGCCAGAAGAAATTGGCAGATTGCAAGCAAATGTTCCAGGAATTGGCTATTTTCAAAGAGGGCATTTTGCGGATGAAATTGTTATCAACCATTCAGTGCCGGATATGTTTGTTAAATCCAAGTTATACACAATTGGTTATACTTTTTGGGAAACAAATAAGCTACCAAATGACTGGGTTGAGAGATGTAATGAGATGGATGAGGTTTGGACAACTACTCATGCCATGAGGGATGTCTTTATAAATTCCGGTATTACTAAACCAGTTTATGAATTTAAATTGGGGGTTGACCCTAAAATATATTTTCCAAAAAAGAGAACTCCGCACGATCAATTCACCTTTCTTTCTGTTGGCTCACCAGCAACTCGTAAGAACTCGCAGTTATCCGTAGATGCGTTTTTAAAAGTGTTTGAAGGTAATCATAATTATAGACTTATTTATAAATCCAATGGTCCTCCAGATGCCAGGATTTGGACAAGCGGCATGATTGGTCCAGTTCAACATCCGCAAATTCAAGTGATTGATGATGAAGTATCTCACGAAGAATTGGGTGCAATTTATGATAAAGCAGATTGTTTGTTATTTCCTACTAGTGGTGAGGGTTGGGGAAATATTCCGTTCCAAGGGATTGCAAAAGGAATCCCTACAATTTGCACAAATGTTTTAGCATGTTCTGATTTTGCTCATATGTCTGTACCTCTTGATTTCACATGGGGGACTAAAAATATGACCGGAAGATACGCTAATGCTGGACAGTGGGGTGAGCCAGACTTTGATGATCTATGTGATAAGATGCTGTATGTAGCAAATAATTACGAAGAAGTTTCTAATAAAACATATCAGAGTGCTGAATTTATTAATCAGAACATGACTTGGGAGAAAGTTTCTCAAAAATATATTGCTAGATGTTGGGAAATTTTAAAAGAGACAGGGAACTAATGAAGATACATTATTTAAGTTGTCATTCAATTCTTGAATATGACGAAGTGCAATTACTGACGGATTTAGGACACGATGTTTTTTCTAATGGGGCTTACACCGATCCTCGTGGTCATATAACTTTACCAAGGCCGGCAATTAAAGGTGCAAAATTTTATGAAGATTATGCTGCCTTGTCAATGTCTAATCCTAAAACAAATCTTCCATCAGAATTAATTGAACCATTTGATGCACTAATCATAATGCACTCCCCTGACATTGTAATTCAAAACTGGGACAAGATAAAACATAAAACTGTTATCTGGCGAACAATCGGGCAGTCAACAAATGGGGTTGAAGAATCTCTGGAACCAATGCGTAAAGAAGGTTTAAAAATTATTAGATATTCTCCTAAAGAAAGAAATTTGTCCAATTATATCGGAGAAGATGTTTTGATTAGATTTTGCAAAGATGAAGATGAATATAGCGGGTGGAGCGGTCATGAATCAAAAGTGATTACATTTGCCCAAAGTCTTAAGGGGCGAAGAAGTCACTGTCATTATGATGAGATCATTAATGTCATTGATAAATATGATGGGTTAGTTTATGGGCCAGGAAATGACGATTTAGGTCATAGAAACGGAGGCTCTATTCCTCATGAACTACAAATTAAGAAAATGCAAGAATCTAGAGCTATGATTTATGCTGGAACTGCTCCGGCTTCATACACGTTATCTTTTATTGAAGCTATGATGGTCGGGTTGCCTATTGTTGCTATCAGTAAACAACTTGCTCATATTATCTATGATTTTAATTTTTACGAAGTTGATGAAATCTTAGCTCAAGTAGGCGGTATGGTTTGTGATAGTATTGATGAAATGTTTAAAAAAACAAAGATGTTATTAGATAGTGATGAATTAGCCAAAGATATTAGTGAAAAACAAAGAACTTTGGCTATTGAAATGTTTGGTAAGAAAAAAATAATTAAACAATGGGAGGATTTTTTAGGTTCATTATGATAAGCAACGACGATTTTATACGCGAGTTCCCAGTAGTCCACTACAACGACAGAGATGGCGAAGCGGTGCTGATGACGGAGTTTCTGAAGTCAAAAGGCCCATTTAAATCATTACTTGACATTGGGAGCCATCGCAGCGCTTCATATTACGCCAACACTATTCGCGGATTAACCGAACGCTACGATGCAATTGATATTCTGCATGACCCAGAAGTGGAAGCAATCTGTGACAACTATTATCAAGGCAATGTCAACAAGACGGAGTTTGATATCAAATATGAAGCTGTTATCTGTGTATCTGTAATTGAACACGCAGGGTCATCTACTTATAAGGCCGATCCGCACACCGAGCAGATGGCTATGTTTAAGCGTTGTCTTGAGCTGTCATCTAAATATGTTTGGATTAGTTTTCCGATTGGTCAGCCTTATGTCTACGCTAACGAGTTGTCGGTGATAACTGAAAATCAACTTAGCGCATGGGAGAAAATGGTCGGGGGTTTTAAGTTAAATCAAACATTTTTGTATAGCCAAGGTCCACAAGCAGGTCATTCCTGGCATCAGTATCAGAAGCGTGATGTGGCTGTGAAAATCCCTTACATAGATTTTATTGGCAACCAAAGCATTTGTGTTATGGAAATTGAGAAGTGAATGTATTTACAGACTTTCACCACAATTCACTTTTAAGATCATTTGTTCTTTTATTTGAGGACCGGCTAGGAGCCAAAGTATATAGACCAATTGGTATGGAATGGTTTTACGAAGGGTATTGGGCTATTAATGATCTTGAAGAAACGGCTAAACAGTTTTTAGACACAAAAACTACTATTATTGCTGACAAAACTCCGGCTTTAAATGTCGTCAGCTCTATTGATGATTATATTTATAATGTTTACGATCCAGGGCATGTAACAACTCATAAAGCAATTTCCTTAAATACTTTTAAAGAAATAAAATTTGATTATATTATAGCTTCAATACCACAACATGTTGATATTTTTAAAAATTTAATTAAAAAATATCAACCTAATGCTAAATTGATTGTTCATTTTGGTAATAACTGGGTGGAGCCTGAAGATGGTAGCAATGTAATGGCTTCAGTTAAAGGGCAGGGTTGGAGTAAATCAAATGTTGTTTATTACCATCAAGAGTTTGACACAAATCTTTTTAAACCTATTAATGAATTTGGGTTTAAAAAAATAAGTTCTTACATACATGTTTTAGAAAAAAATAAAGGCTGGGTTGATTTTTTAAATATTGAAAATTATTTATTAGATAAAAAAATTGTTTTAAAAAGTTACGGTGGACAATGCCGAGATGGGTCCCTTGATGGAGCAGAAGCAGTGTCAAAATCTGTGCAAAAAAATGATTTTGTTTTTCATGTAAAACACACAGGTGATGGTTATGGTCATGCTCTTTATAACGCATATGCATGTGGTAAGCCAACTATAATCCGCAGCTCATATTATAAAGATTATTTAGGTGAAGAATTGTTTAATGATGATAACTGTATTGATTTAGACAAGATGGACTTTGATGATGCTGTAAATAAAATCGTAGATGTAATCAATGATATTGATCAATTAAAAACTATGTCGGGTAATGCTTACAGAGCTTTTACTAATGCAGTTAATTTTGAGCAGGACGCAGAGAAAGTAAAAAATTGGCTTGCAAATTTGTAGTTATTAGTGCAAAACTTGCAACACAAGTGTGTTATGATTGTAGTAAATATTTAACAGAACAGGAGCATAAATGCTGATTGTAGATAAACGAAAAGGCGATACAATGCCTATTCACGAAGTCATCCCAACCCCGAGTGTTGGCTTGAACAGAGCTTTGAACGGAGGTCTTAATTCTGGTGCTACTCATTTATTTTGGGGGACACCTTCTGTTGGTAAAACAACAATGTGTTTTAGGATTATTGCTGAGGCTCAAAAGATGGGATACCGGCCAGTTATTGTGGATTCA